GAGCGGCTACAAGCAATTCAGCCCGTCCGACGCTAATTCATTCAAGGTGTACTGATGAGCAGATCCTACAACCCGACGCCGTACAATCCGAACCCGCAGCCCTCGCGCTGGGATTACGGCTGGTATTGCGGGAGGCCGACCAAGTGATCAGCATTTCGCACTGGGGCATGTTTCTCGTGGACCATCGGAGCGGAATGGAGCGACTAATTCAGTTTCTCCAAGATCGGCAAGACCGCGTTCTCTATGGCGTGCCAGGAATTGAAAATATGGGTCTGAGGTTCGCCTGATGGCCGGCCTTCCCGCTGTTCGAGAAACACAACAGCTGACCAAGATCGACCAGGGGAAGGATGACGACTATTACGACGTGAACCGGCTGAAGCGGCAATATCAGGACTACGCATCTGCGAAGGCTGATGAAGCCCGCGAGATGGTGCAGGCCCGGCACTATTACCACGCCGACCAATGGACCAAGGAAGAGATCGCCACGCTACGCAACCGCAAGCAGCCGGTGATCACGTCCAACCGGATCGGGCGCAAGATTGATGCCATTGGCGGGCTGGTTGAGCGGATCAGGCAAGATCCTAAGGCATATGCAAGGACACCGAACCATGACGAAGGCGCGGAACTCGCTACGGCCACTCTCCGATTTGTGCTGGATAGCAACAACTGGAAGTCCAAGTCCGCTCGAATTGCTCATGCTGGCGCAGTCGATGGAATTGCGGGCATCGAATACGATCTTGTTCCAGGCGATGAAGGCGACCCTTCGCTCGAAATGCACATCGCATATGGGGACGGCTTCTTCTACGATCCCAGATCCGTTGATGAAGGATTTACTGACGCGCGTTATCTCGGCATCTCGAAGCCGGTCGACGTCGAGCAAGTCAAAGAGCTAGTTCCAGACAAAGCCGACGAGATTGACGAGCTATTCGTCGATACCGGCACCGACATGACGACCATTGCCAGCCAGGACCGTGAGAAGAACTGGCAGCAGACCAACGAGCGCAAGCTGCAGCTGGTCGACCACTGGTACATCAAAGGCGGAAAATGGCGCTGGTGCCTGTACATCGGCGACATGATGCTGATGCAGGGTGTTTCGCCGTTCATTGACGAGAAGGGCAAGACATTCCCGCGCTATCGGATGTTCTCGGCCGCGGTCGACCATGACGGCGATCGATACGGGTTCATTCGGAACCTGAAGTCTCCTCAAGACGAGATCAATCATCGGCGCTCCAAGGCGCTGCACCTGCTCAACACCCGTCGTGTGGTGTCCGAGAAGGGTGCTGTCGACGATATCGAGGTTGCCAGGCGAGAATGGGCAAAGTCGGACGGCTGGGTCGAGACCAACCCGGGCCTGAAGATGGAGCCGGACAATACCGCGCTGAACGACTTCAAGGGCCAACTGGAAATGCTCCAGGAGGCCAAGAACGAGATCGAGAACTTCGGGCCTAACCCAGCTTTGATCGGGCAGGGGCTGGAGGACAGCTCAGGCCGTGCGATCAAGCTGCTGCAAGACGCCGGCATGGCCGAGCTTGGGCCGTACCTGCAAGCACATCGCAACTGGAAGATCCGGGTCTATCGCGACATCTGGAACATCATCCAGCGCTACTGGACCAAGGAACGCTGGATCCGGGTTACCGACGATCAGAACGTGGCGCAGTTCTTTCAGATCAATAAGATGGAGCTAGATGAGCACGGCCGGCCGGCGATCGTGAACGCGATTGGCTCGCTCGACGTGGATATCATCATCGACGAAGGCCCGGACGCGATGAACATGCAGGGCGATTCCATGATGGTGCTGCAGGCGCTCGGGCCGCAGTTCCTGCAGCAGTTCCCGGAGATCGCATTGGAACTGTCGCCGCTGCAGAACTCGGTCAAGAAGAGCATGCTGGACAAGATCAAGCAGCAGAAGGCCGCGCCGCCGCAGCCTGACCCGACCAAGATGGCTGAACTGCAGATGAAGCAGCAGGCCGACCAGCAAACGGCTCAGCTCGATCAGCAGGCAGCCCAACAGAAGGCCCAGCTTGACGCTGCGACGAAGCAGCATGACGCCCAGCTCAAGGAGCGGGAGGCGCAGCGCGAGGACCAGCGGGCGCAGCAGCAGGCTCAGATGGATATCCAGATTGAACGGATGAAAGCCGCCAACCAGATCGAGATCGAGCGGATCAAGGCCGAGGCGGATATCCAGATCAAGCGGATGGAAGCCGCGGTTAACGCCAGGCTGCAGCAAGAGCAGCACAAGCATTCAATGCAGATGGACAAGGAGCGCGAGGCCAACAGGCCCGAGCCCGCATCTGCGAACTAATCGTAAGGCACCGACGGACAGGCGCCACTCGTAAGCTACCGACGGACAGGTAGCGCACGTAACTCACCGACGGACAGGTGACGAAAGGTAGACTATGCCAGAGATGGAGATTGACGAGCAGTCGTTGTTCGATGCGGCGGTATCCGATGAACCTGTTGAAGTAGAGGTTCGTGAGGTTCCCAACGCAGAGCCCGAACCGGAAGCAGGACAGCCGCGCGATGAGCACGGCAAGTTTGCCAAGGTGGAGGAGCCCGAGCCAGTTGCTGATGCAGAAAAGCCGCCGATCCCTCCAAAGCCTGAATGGCGATTGAAGGAAGACGCGGAGCGTGCTCGGCAGGCTGAAACCGAACTTGCCAACGAGAGGGCTGAAAAGGCCGCTCTGAAGCAGCGTTTGGAAGCTCTGGAACGACCGGCTGCGAAGCAAGAGCCGGAGAAGGCAGCAAAGCCTGACCCGCTGCTCGATCCCGAAGGTTATGAGCAATACCTCGAAAAGAAGTTCGAGGAGAAGCTTCTCAATAACCAACGGAACGCTTCCTTGGCCCGAGCTCACCGTACCTACAAGGAGGAGTTTGACGAGGCTTACGCGGCTGCACAAAAGCAAGTCGATCCTGTTCTTAAGGCTCGCATGCATGCCACGGATGACCCCGGCGAAACCCTGATACAGTGGCATCGTGAGATGAAGACCAGGGCCGAAGTCGGTTCCGATCTCAAGGCATACAAGGAGAAGCTGCGCAAGGAAGCTCTGGAAGATCCGGAGTTTCGGAAGGCGGCAATGGAAGCATGGCGCACTGAAGCCTCCACTCAGACCCCTGATGGGCGGCCTCGCGTCAGCATCAGTCCCTCACTGAACGGCGCAAGCCGCTCGAATGCGCTGCTGCGATCGGCGGACGGAAGCCTGTCCGATCAGGAACTATTCGAACAAACAACCGGCTGAACCACCTACATCCGATGACATGACCCGCCTCACGGCGGGTTTTTTATTGGGCGGGTGACGGCCAACAACAGGAGCTAAGGCCAATGGCCCTCACGTCCAATCACGTCAATAACGAAGTCATCAAATTCCGCAAAGACGTCGCGACTGACTTCCTCCGCAAGTCCCGCTTTGACCCCTACATGGGGCCGAACTCGACCTATCCCATCGTGCGCCTGAGCGATCTGGCGGGCGACGGCAAGCAGATCAACATTCCACTCGTCACTCAGCTCACCGGTAACGGTGTCGGCGCCGGCATCCTGCGCGGCAATGAGGAAATGCTGGACAGCTACGGCTTCCCGGTATGGGCCGACTGGGCTCGTAACGCGGTCGCCAACAACAGGGCGGTCAACAAGGAATCGTCTTTCTCGATCCGCTCGACCGCCCGCTCCCTGCTGCAGGGCTGGGCACGGCGTATCGTCCGTGACGATATCGTCGACGCGCTGCTGTCGATCCCGACCGCTGCGGTGCAGGCCGGGCGCCTGACGGCCACCAACGGCGGCAACCGCGTCAACGGTGTTCGCTGGTCGGCGGCCTCTACGGCCCAGAAGAACGCATGGACCGCAGCCAACCAGGATCGCATCCTGTTCGGTTCCGTCGTGGCGAACTACTCGGCCACGTTCGCGACCGGCCTGCTGACGGTAGACAGCACAGCCGACAAGATGACGGCGGCTGTTGGTTCGCTGATGAAGAACATCGCTCAGCAGACCGGCGTTTCCGCCTCCAACCCCGGCGTTTACAACGGCCTGCCCAAGATCACCCCGTTCCAGCTCCGTAGCACGGATCAGGAATGGTATCTGTGCCTGCTCGGCTCGCGCGCCATGCGCGATCTGAAGGCCGATCCGGTCATGTACCAGGCCAACCGCGACGCTCGCGAGCGTGAAGGGTCGGATCCGACCAAGAACAATCCGATCTTTACCGGTGGCGGCATGGTCTACGACGGCGTGATCTATCTGGAAATCCCGGAGATCACCCAGCGCCTGCTGCTCGCTGGCGGTGCCGGCGGCATCACCTGCGAACCCGTGTTCCTGCTCGGACAAGGCGCCTTGGCTTACGCCATGGGCCAGATGCCGCGCCCGACCACGCTTGAGGACGGCGACTACGACTTCATCACCGGCATGGGCATCGAAGCGCAGTACGGCGTCGGCAAGGTTGCCAAGGCTTCGCTGTTCGACTCGGGCCAGACCCTGGTCGACTGGGGCATGGTTACGGGCTTCGTCTCTGGCGTCGCCAACGCTTAAGGCCAATGACCCGGATCGCAATTCAGCGGTCCGGGTTTTCAATCAATATGGAGAGAAAAGACAATGCCTTATCGTAGAGATTGGATTCAGCCGCAGGTGGGCCCGATGGGCTTCGCCAACACGCAGAAGGTCATCGGCCGCGTCTCGACCATCACGGTCGCAGATAACGTAACCGCAAACACAGTCGGACTGTTCAGGCTCCCGGCTGGCTTCACTGTCACGGGCCTTCTTGGGTCTGCGACCGACATGGATACGGGCGGCCCCGCCATGCTGATCACGATTGGTGATTCCGGCTTGGCTAACCGTTACGTTGCCAGTGTCAGCGCCGGTGCTGCCATCGCCTCATGGACCTTGGCAGCAACAGGCCTTCTGTATCTGAACACGGTGGATACCGAAGTCCTCCTCACCATTGCCACGCAGGCGGCGACGCCTGCAGCAGGCACGCTCACCCTGTATTTCACTGGCTTCATGGCTCAGTGAGCCGTCAACATTTGGAGAACTGAAATGCGCAAAGCAACTGTTACCTATGTCGCCCCTTACGGCGACGACAAGACCGTTACTGTGGGCGGCGTTGCCTTCCAGGACGGCAAGGCGGTCGAGGTCAACGACTACGATAACCCGCATCTGATGTCGAAACTTCCCGGCATGTCAGCCATGTTCGACGTCGAGATGGGCAAGGAAGACGACAGCCCGCCGCCCAAGGCCAAGCGCGGCCGGCCGTCCAACGCTGACATCGCTGCTGCGAAAGCCGCCGCCGAACAGGCTGAAGCGGAAGCCAAAACTGCGAAGGAGAAGGCTGACGCAGCCAAGGCTGATGCGGACAAGATGGCCAAGGCCACCGATCGGGAAGTAACCAAAGCTCCGACCGAAGGCCCGAAGGCTGACGTCAAGGCCGGCATGAACGAAGCGACCGGCCACGACTTCGAGAAGGATCGTCAGGCCAACGTTGCTCAGCGCGACGCTCAGGCCAAGGGCATCGGCGCCAACGAGCAGGGCACGATGCAAACCGAGCCGATGACCTATCCGCCCGGTCAACCGGCTCCAAAGTCTGACCCTGTGGTCTGATGAAAACCCGAGCGGAAATCCGCTTCAAGGCGCTCGCCATCCTCACGGGTGGCGACGTCGGGCAAGATCCCTCTGCTGAGGACGCCAACACGCTCGATGAGTATATCGACAGCGAGGCGGCGGAACTCAACACGGAGGGAGTGACCTACATCAGCGATGTGGAATCGCTCAACGAGGAACTGTTCATCCCATTCTGCATGTTGGTTGCCAATGCAGCGGCTGACGAGTTCGGCGGCAAATACGATCCGGCCAGGGCGCAGGCATTCCGCAATCGCATCCGGATATTGGCAGCTCCGACGCCAGGGTATGGCCCCCAGATCGTGGAATACTTTTAGTGTCTCAAATCCCGTTCCCGCTGAGTTCTTCGCCGGGAGCAACGCCACAGGAAAGCGCCGGCCGGCTGATTAATTGC